CCCAAAGGACTAAATTAATAGAGCACATTGAATAAAAATAAAAACAAACCGCCAGATAAAGATATCGAGTTCCCCTATGATATCGAAAAGGTCATACACCTGATTGATACGGCCAAAAGTGATGTCCTTAAAAATCTTCTCGAAAAGATCAAAGCTGAAAAACCCCTGGCAGCCCACGAAGTAAAACTCTTAAAAGAGTTTGAAACGGAGCTCAAGGCCAGGCAATCAGGCACCGGCCGGCGCCTCCTATCCACGCAAAAGCAACTGGCCGAGTACCTGGGTAAAGCAACGCGGACCGTATCCTATTATAAAAGCAAAAACATGCCGGTCAATCCCGACGGCACCTATGATCTGGATGCAATCGATGCCTGGATCGAGGCCCGCACCAAAAAAGGCATTGGTCAACCCCACGGCGAGCGGCCTGATTCAGGAGATAAGTCAGGCTGGGAGGCGGTCTATAAAGAAATGAAGGCCCGCCTGGCAGAGCTCGAGCTCCAAAAATATAAGGGTGAGGTTATCAGCCTGGATGAGGTCAGGCGGCAATGGGTCAACCGGATCATCGAGGTCAAAACAGCCCTGCTATCACTCCCGCGAAAATTACCACCGCTCCTTGAGGGCAAGGAAAAGCGGGACATGGAGGCAATCATCGAGGATGAAGTCCGCTTCATTTTAGAAAGATTCTCACGCCCAGGCGGTAAACTAAAAAAGGAGGTATATCATGACAAGTAAAAAAGCAGATTGGACAGAAACAGAGCGGGACACCTGGAGACCGCCGGAAAGACTCACCGTATCGGAGTGGGCGGATAGGTACCGTATCCTGGTCCCGCAAACAAGCGCCGAACCAGGCCCCTGGCGCACGGTCCGCACACCCTACCTCAAAGAGATTATGGATGATTTTTCAGATCCCTATGTGGAAAAAGTGGTTTTCGAGACAGGCTCCCAGCTCGGCAAAACCGAGGTCCTGTATAATTGCCTCGGTTACGTTATCCATCAGGCACCGGCCCCGGCATTGCTCATCATGCCGACCCTGGACCTGGCCCGCTATGTCTCACGCAACCGGATCCAGCCCATGATCAACGCATCCGATCCGCTCTGCGATCGAAAGCCTGCAAATGACGATGAATTCACCATGCTGGAGATGACATTCCCGGGCATGGTTCTCTCCCTGGCCGGCGCAAACTCGCCGGCCTCCCTGGCATCCAGGCCGTGCCGATATATCTTTCTCGATGAGGTCAACAAGTTTCCCAAATTCACCCAGGGCAATGAGGCGGATCCCATATCCCTGGCCACGGAACGGCAAAAGACCTTCTGGAACAAAAAGACCTTTATCGTGTCCACTCCCACCTTAGAGGACGGCCAGATCACCATCGAGCGGGAATCCTGCGATCAGACATATCAATGTTATGTTCCATGCCCGGAATGTGGCGCAATGCAGATCCTGGAGTTTAAACAAATCAAGTGGCCCGATACCCTCGATTCGACATCGCCCACCTATGCCCAGGAGGTCAGGGAATCCGCATGGTATGAGTGCCCGCACTGCCAGTGCATGATTGATAATTACCAGCGCACCCATATGATCGCCGCCTATCAATGGTGGCCGGAGAAAAATATTCTTGAAACCAGCCAGACAATCATCCGGAGCAAAGGCTATCACTTGAGCTCGCTCTATTCACCCTGGCTCACCTGGGGAGATATTGCGGAAAAATTTATCCAGTCAAAAGATCACCCGGAAAAGCTCCAGAATTTTCTCAACTCATGGCTGGCACAGGTCTGGGTTGAAAAACTCTACCAGGCAGATGAGCGTGAGATCCTTACCCATACCACGGACACCCCACCCCTTATTGTGCCGGACCAGACCCTGGTGCTCACAATGGGAATCGATGTGCAAAAAGCCGGCTTTTACTACGTCGTCCGGGCCTGGGCACGGGACTATACCTCATGGCTCATTCGATATGGCTATATCATGAGCTGGGATAACCTTCGTCAAATCATTTTCGACGATGTCTATTATATTCACGGAGGCGAGCCGCTCCATATCTGGCGGGCGGCCATCGATACCGGTGGCGGCGAAGGCGCAGAGGAAGGGATCAGCAGTACCGAAGAAGTCTATACCTGGTTACGGCAAAATAGCCAGGGCGTTGTTTTTGGCGTAAAGGGATCCTCACGCCCTATGGCAACACGCATGAGTCAATCGATTATTGATAAGATGCCCGGACCAAAAGGCCGAAATATGCCGCTCCCCGGGGGGATTATCCTCTGGACCATTGATACCGCCAAGTTTAAAGAATTGCTCCATTACCGCCTGCAGGTCGAAATAGGCCAATCACAGGCCATATATCTTCATAATCAAACCGGTATGGACTATGCCCGGCAAATCACCGCAGAGGAAAAACACCGCAATAAAAAAGGGAAGGTGGAATGGGTCGCCACCAGGGCGGATAATCACTATCTCGATTGTGAGGTGTATTGCGCCGCGACCGTGGATCCGGAATGGTGGGGCGGACTCAGGGTGCTCAAAGACTGGCCACAGCCAAAGGATATGGCCCCAACCCCAAAATCCTCGCAGCGTTCGCCTTGGATTTCACCTCGGGGAGGGTCGTGGTTGAAGTAGTAGGCAATTATGCCATGGACAAAAGGAATAGAAACTGGAAACATGGCTTGGCTTGAAAAAAAAGAGAACTGGCTCCCAAAGCAGAAAGGGAAACAGGCACAAACAAAACTACAAAAAGCCTACTCAATACGAGAGGTGTGTCAAATATTATCGGTCAGCAGGAGCACCATTTATAAATGGCTTTCATTAGATGAGCCGGAGTATGCTACCATACCACCAGAGGCCTGGTTTAAATTACCTTCCGGGCATATAAGAATCTTTGAATGGATTATTGTAAAAATTCAAAACAATGAGATATAAATCATGAGCCATAAATCGGCAAAGAAGCTCAGAAAAATAGTCAATAAAAAGATTATTGCGCTTATCCAAATTATCAAATCATTTCCCCTGCGTAAGCGGATCATTATTGCCCTCGATATCATCAAAGGGAAATAACATATAATTTCAACCACTTAGCCATTATTACCGAAGCCCATATTTAGCCCACAATCGACGATCTCCCCCAGCTTAATACCTACCTATTCATAAAAATCTAAAAATAACAATATATAGTGTCCGAAACAGTTCGCCACTGTTCTATATAGTAGGAAAATACAAACACTCCCTTGACCATTCTTTTCATCCCCTTTAAACTGGGCACATCTTTTTCATATTTATTTCCTCCTTGATGATGGGGCCGTGCGGTGGCCGCACACACTGCACGGCCCCTTTTTATTTATAGGTTCAAAGGTTCAGGGTTCAAAGGTTCATAGGTTTTTAACCACTGAACGGTGAACCGTGAACCCGGAACGGTTATTCCATGACCGCAGCGCAAGACATTATCGACGCAATCGACACCGCGATCCTGGCCAAGCTCAACGGCGGCGCCGTCCGTTCGTATGGGATCGGTGATCGCAACCTCACGCACATGAGCCTCAAAGAACTTCGAGAAACCCGCAAAGAATATGAAGCCCTTGTCAGCGCAGAGCAGGGCGGAGTAAAAAATTATGCCTCGTTCAAGGACCCGTCCTAAACAACAAAAGCCAAATGTTATCGAGCGGTCTATCCGCTTTATATCACCCCGCTGGGGACTCAAGCGTGAGATGGCACGGTTCGGTATTGATTTCATGGCATCGGGCAGCTACCGCGGCGCACGCAGCACACGGCCGCATGACCAGTGGCTCCCGGGCGGCGGATCAGCCGATCAGGATATCTTGTCCGATCTTCCAAAACTCAGGGAGCGCTCCCGGGATCTCAATCGAAATGAGGGCATTGCAGCAGGCGCAACCAACGCAGTGGTCAACAATGTGGTGGGATCCGGCATTATGCCGCAATCCCAGATCAATGCAGAGCGGCTCAAGATTCAACCTGAGAAAGCAACCGAGCTCCAGCAGCAGGCAGAGCTTGCCTGGCTCCGCTGGAAGCGAAACGCAGACAGCACGAACCGGCTGGACTTTGACGACATCCAGGCCCTGATCCAGCGCCAGATCTTGGAAAACGGCGAGGTCCTGTTTCTTCCCCTTATGATCGCAACCAGGCGGCCCTATTCCCTGGCCCTGGAGCTTGTGGAGGCAGACCGTCTCGAAACCCCGATGGCAAAAATGAGCACAGACCGAGTACGGAGCGGCATCGAGTTCGGTCTCAGAGGCCAGCCCGTTGCCTATTTTATTAAAAAATCGCACCCGGGGTCCTGGTCATATCACCCCTATCGTATCGATGATTACAAACGGATCCCTGCATGGAACACACTCGGCAGGCCCAATGTCTTTCACCTTTTTCACCAGATGCGCCCCGGCCAATCCCGTGGCGTGCCCTGGTTTGCACCGGCGCTCGATATCTTCAAAAACATGGCGGACTATATGGAGGCGGAGCTTGTAGCAGCCCGGGTCGCGGCCTGTTATGCAATCCTGGTCACATCCTCAAATCCTTATAACATGGCCACGAATGCAGCCGGCGGTGAGACCGACAGCGACGGAAAGCCAACTGAATACCTCGAGCCCGGCATGATTAAATATATGACCAGCGGCGAGGAGGTCAAGGGCTTCACACCCAATCGGCCGGGCAACACCTTTGAGCCTTTTATCGAGCGGATCCTGCGGGCCATTGGCGTGGCCCTGGATCTTCCCTATGAGATCCTTGCCAAGGATTTCTCACAAACAAATTACTCATCTGCCAGGGCGTCGCTCCTTGAGGCCCGCAAGTTTTTTCACGTCCGGCAGACATGGCTTGCAAAACGGCTGTGTCAACCATGCTGGGAAATGGTGCTCGAGGAGGCCTGGCTCCGCGGCGAACTCGATGCGCCGGATTTTTTAAAACAAAAGCGGGAGTATACAAAGGCCCGGTGGATCCCCAATGGCTGGCAATGGGTG